TTTATCGGCGAGTTGCGCGAACTGTTCGTATAAATCATCGCCTTTGTCGGGCACACCGTGTTGACTCAAAAACGCATCCAACTCTGCCGTTGCATTCCACGCGTCTTGTTTATACATAGCTACTTTCCCTTTGAGCTTAACTTGTGTTGCCGCATAAAAATCATTGAGTTGCTTCACGGTATCTTCACTGGCATCTTTCACTTTATATGCACTTTGTATCGTCTTATCAATTACTATAGCAGCTTTGTCGTCCAAGAGTTGTTGTACTGCAAGAGAGCGTCTAGCAAATGACTCGCTCGGTGCTGTTTGCAGCGGTTTTGGCAACAATGCATTAATTTCTGTTTGATTTAATGATTTAGTTTCTGTAAATGTTATAGTTAAATCTGTTGTTATTGGAACACCGTCTTTGTGCCATCCATCACTTTCACCATTATATGTTACACTGACATCAGTCAAAAAACACGTAGAGAATCCTGCCATTGCTTTACTGTTGGTGTATTTAATACTCCATCGAGGTGGGTTAAATGCAATGTTGACGACGTTTTTAGGATATAAGGCTAGTTGGAACGTCGAAATGATGTTTGCTATGGTCATTGCATCCCCTTCGCTCTTTGGAACGAACTTATATGTAAAGTCAAATGAACGGATTGCAGTTGCACCGCTGAATTTCATATGTTGGAATTTGTAACTTGAAATACCCGACGGCATAAGATTTGCTAGGTTCTGCATAGACTTTTTCGGATTACTAGAGATGTACGACTCATACACATCATTAAAAACAGCCAGTCCCGCTTTATTAGCTGCACCTGAAAGACCCTTTTCAATCAAACCGTTAATTCCAATGGATTTTCCATCAGCTGAGATTGCTTCAATCGCTGCACGTCCAACTGCAGCGCCTAAACCTACTTCAGCGCCATCATATACAGCAGAATCTTTAAATGCAACACCCCCTGCTGGAACTGGCAATGTTATTCGTTTTCTGTCGCCGTCCAGCATTGTGAAGGTAATACCCGGAAGTGTATGTGGAAAGGATGCAGGAAATCTTAAATCTGATGGCATAGAACTATTTATAAATAGTAACACATGGCGAAATACTACAAAGGCAAGTTCAGACCAAAGAACATTGACAAGTATAGAGGTGATGCATCTAAGGTGGTGTACCGTTCTCTATGGGAACGTCAAGTATTTAGATGGTGTGACACAAACCCAACTGTTAAGTTTTGGTCATCTGAGGAAGAGGTCATTCCATATAAGTGTGCTACAGATGGCAAGATGCATCGGTACTATATGGACCTCAAGGTTACATTCACGAACGGGCAAACCTATCTGATTGAGATTAAGCCAAAGAAACAAACACAGGAACCTGCTAAGCCTAAACGCAAAACTAAGAGATACCTGAATGAGGTCTTAACATACTCTAAGAACATATCAAAGTGGGCTGCCGCAGAGAAATATGCTGAAGCACGAGGATACAAATTCACGATCTGGACTGAGGACACCATCAAGTCATTGGGCATTAAACTACTAACTGCATAACATGAGTAGATCTATTCTAAAAGAGCGATATGACGCTGCAGTTGCTGCTGGTCTTGAGGAAGAATACACTCTCAAGGCTACTAAATGGCATGAGCAGTTGATGAAGCAACAACCTATTGTAACAAAGGCAATGATGCGCTCCTCTGAGGGAGACACATATAAAGTCACACGCAATAGACTATTCATTGGTAGAATGTATATGATATTCTATGACCCAAAGCACAAGGACACCTTACCGTATTACGACAAAATGCCTCTGATTCTTGTCATTGACCGAGACAGGGACAGTTTCCTTGGTGTAAATATGCATTACCTATCACCAATAGACAGATCACTCCTACTTGGAGAGTTCTTTAACACTAGACCTATTGCAGGTGGCAATGACTTTCATAAGCGATTCTTAGCATTAGATTCCGGCACACTAAAACGGTATCGTAACCATGCTGTTCTAAGACGATATAAACCAGCACTAAAACGGTATCTGGTAAAGCACGTGGCAGCACCTGCATTACAAATCCCATATAAATATTGGTTTGTCAGTCTATTCATACGAACACCTCTTTTCGAGTCTGCTTCCCTTGGGCGAGTGTCCAACAAACGGGTCTGGTTAGATTCCCGTAAAACATATCTCAAGAAAACACCATAAGTCATGTCAGCAACAAATTCAGTAGATTCATTCCTAAGATCCTTTAAAAGCCACGGCGAATACGCCTCTGGTTCCTCATTTGCTATTGAGTTAGCGCCGCCAGAGTGCCTATCAGTCTTCAGCAATACAGGAAGCGACGTTACACGAGAACTTGACTTTTATGCAAACAACGTTGTATTTCCTGGCCGTCAGTCATCCTTGATTGAAAACACTGAAAACGGCGTACCTGTTCGTGTTTCTGCTGGTCACGCCAATGAGCCGGTTAGTATTACATTCTTATTGACATCAGATATGTTTTTATTCCATTTTATGACTAAGTGGTTTGAACAATCATCAAATGACGAAAAGTTCACGATTGGTTACTTTGAGGAGGTTATCTCTCAAGTTATGAAGATCCACACCATTGATAGAAAGACTGGGAATATCACAGCAACGTGTGAATTGCAAAAGGTATATCCAAGTGCAATCAATGGCGCGGCCTTAAGCAATAGTGCAAGAGACACACCAATTGAAATCACAGTAGAGTTCACATATTGGTCATTGTTCTGGACACATCCAAACATTAATTACACAACACATTTTCCTGATTGGGGCGAAGGCAATCAAGAGGCCCCTAACTATGACTTCACTAAGCCACTGCCAAACGATCTTGCTCAATATGGTTTTCCTTCTAACGCATTAGATACTGGAGCATATCTTGGTGCTGATCCTTACTATAGTAAAGCATTTGCTAGCACCACTTCACCAGACACCTTTGGCGATAATAGACTAAGTCTCTAATATAACAACTTATATATAACAATACCTATGAAATTACCAACACCTAAAACACCGTCGTATTCGCTAACTGTTCCTTCAACCAAGGCTAAAGTAACATATCGTCCTTTCCTCGTTGGCGAGGAAAAGATCCTTATGATTGCTTCTGAGACTGGGGACCCTGTAGCATTAGTGAACGCTATTGGAGAGATTATTGAATCTTGTACATTCGGAAAACTTAAATCAAAAGATCTAACATCATTTGATATTGAATGGATTTTCCTTCAACTTCGTTCGAAGTCTGTTGGAGAAACCACAGACATTGCTATTCCATGCGAACACTGTGATGCGGACATTGAATTGAAAGTTGATCTAAACGATGTTAAGATCTCTGAAGTCAAGCCTCTTCCAGAAAAAATCATGCTGGATGACACTATTGGAATCATCCCTAGATGGTTGTCAGAAGCCGATTCTCGTGCATTCGCCGCTATCGGTGAAGGACATCCAGAAAAACTAGTTAACCAAATGGTTAAGTCTGTTGTTAAGTCAATCTTTGACGACGAGGATGTATATGATATTGCTGATTGCTCCGACGAAGAAATTGATACATTCGTTTCCTCATTGTCACGTGAACAGATTGAGAAAATCGAGAAGCTTATGTCAGATATGCCTAAGGTAACATATGATACCAAAGCACACTGCGTTAAGTGTAAGAAGAAGACAACCGTCCACATCGAGGGCGCTCAATCTTTTTTCTAATAGCCATGGCGCATATTCAGTTAGAGTTTTATTATCGTGAAAACTTTGCGTTAATGCAACATCACAAATGGTCTCTAACTGAAATAGAAAATATGCTGCCGTGGGAGAAAAAGATCTACTCGACCTTATTAGTCCAATGGATTGAGGAGGAAAACGAGAGAAACAAACAAAAATCATAACATTATCGCGTCCTATGCTTATAAATACTTAACATGGGACGCGATGATACTAAACGGTCTAACACAAGCCTTACCGTTATAACAAATAAACTAGCTAAAAATTCTAGTGCAAATACTGCAGAAAACACTGGCCTAGTACAGGTAGTAACTGGGTTAACAAAGGCAGTCGATACAAACAACGATAACAATGTTAGATTGTATGAGGCAGGTCAATCACTGTCACACGCGGCATCAATGTATGCCGAGCTTCAAAAGAAAAAGCAGGCAGAGAAACAACAGCAACAGTCCCAACAAACATTTAAGCTTTCTGACATCCCATTTGTTCGAGATGACCCAACCAAACGAGACAAGGCGTTTTATGATTTAACTACAGGACTCAATGAATTCCTGTTGTCTCATGTTAAATTAGCTCAGTCCCAAACTGATTTTGCAAAACTAGCAACGAATCGCGTAGTAGATAATGCTACAAAAACCTTGGAGATACCTGCACCTGTTGCAAACACCCAAGCTCGACTATATTATTCTGATGAAGATCCTCTTACTGACAAAGAGCCTGCAAACACTACTAAGAAAATATCAGAATCGCATTCCAAAAATGCAAATAAAATCCAAATGCAAGACCAAACGCGTGGTCTTATTGGAACAAGCAATTCAACCGCATTGGCGATACAACCGCCTAAACAATATGATTTACTAGCAACATCAGACACAAATACTCGCCTGTCTACTGTAAGTGCAGATCAAGACTCGCATAAGTTGATAGATGTCACATCGGAACGGGCGCCAGACAACTCCACGCGTCAAGTTATTATTCCTCAAAGCACTATTAATCCAATCTTGGATGCTAATTTTACCGCAGTGTCTAATGCTGATGTTAGCACCGAAGTGTTGCCAACTGATAACGCACAACCGATTATTCCTCAAAGTACTATTAATCCAA